AGGAGTGGATTTTCTGTTAATGGTTTAGGTATTCCTGCTTCTATGTTAGAGCAAAGAGCTGCTGTTACTCAAGGTACTTCAGCTATAGCTCCAACAAATGTATTAGCTTATGCTGATGCTATGCGTGAAGCTTCTGTATTTGGAAGAGTAGGTGCTAACATTTTAACTGGACTTTCAGCTAACACTACTATTCCTGTAACAGGTGCTTCTTCAGTTGCTTGGGAAGGTGAGGTTGATGCTACAGCAGATGGTGGAGCTAACTTTGGTAAAGTTGAATTAACTCCAACAAGACTTTCTGCTTATGTAGATGTTTCTAAGCAATTATTGTTGCAAAATGGTGGAGCTGAAGCAGCTATTATGGCAGACCTTGGTCGTGCAGTAGCTCAAAATATTGATGCAGCTATATTCTCAACAGCAGCAGTTACAGGTGCGCCAACTTCTATTGGTGCGACTACAGGTTGTGGAACTTTCACAGAGGCTACTTTCTCTGATGGTGTTTCTGTAATTTCTGATATGGTTGAAGCAGAACAAGTTTTAGGTGTTGCAGGTGGTCTTAACGGAAACCTAGCGTATGTAGCTTCTCCTGAACTTATAGCTCAAGCTAAAAGAGGTGTACAAGTAGCTTCTGTAACTCCAGGTATGCAAGGGATGTTAATCAATGGTTACCCTTCTTACTTCACTAATGGATGTACTCGTTCAGCAGGTGTAAGTGGTGACTTTATATTCGGTGACTTCTCTCGATTATTCATTGGAATGTTCGGTGGACTTGATATTTTGGTAGACCCTTATACTCAAGCTGCTGCAGGAAGTAACAGATTAGTATTAAACAACTATATGGACTTTGGTGTTGCCAATGGTTCTGCGTTTGTTAAAGCTACTTCTTTAGTTGCATAATAATAGATTAGATTAATTAGAAAGGCGAAAGGGTTAATCCCCTTTCCCTTTTCTTTATCAAACCAAATATGTCGTACTTAGATAACATATATAACTCTAACAACTACGAGTATCTAAACCCAAGTCAAAACAGATATGGGAATTTAGTACTTGCAGATTATCCTGCTACTCAAGTGGTAACAACTGCTGAGTTGAAATCTCAACTTAGAATTGACACTTCTGATGAGGACACTTTGTTAGCTACATATATAAGTGCTGCGACACAAATGGCTGAACACTATTGTAACAGACATTTTATTACAGCTAAGTATAAACTTTGGTTTAATGAATTACCTAACTGTTTTAGTTTATATTACCCTGATTGTAAATTTAATTATCCAGTAGGTGCTGATAGTGGTAAAGATGGTTTACACTATTTAGCTGCTAGTGGTTCAACTTATACTTTGTTTGCCAATACAAATTGGTATTCAAATCAAAACATTAACCCTTGTCAGGTAAAAATGACTACAACTCCTTCTGATGCAATAAGTACATCAGATTTAGATGGAACAACTGATGGAATATATTATTTTCAATTTCATACAGGTATAGCAGATGCAGCAGCTAGTATTCCTGATGCTATAAAACAAGCGATTAAATTAATTGCAAGTGATATGTATTATTTCAGAGAGGATCGCAAGAGAGCGTTTCCGATGGCTTCTGAGATATTACTACAACCTTATAAATGCTATTTATAGTATATGGCTTTTATTGCAAAAATAAAGGCAGGTGATTTTAACCAACGAATCAAGTTAAAGTCAGTATCTTCAACTCAAGATGGTTTTGGAGGGATTTCAGACTCTTATTCTGTTCAAGCAACAATTTGGGCAAACAAGAATGTTAAGACCCTTAGAGACATCGAAGAGAAGTTTGAAGGAAAAGAATTACAATCTTATGGTCGATTTGTTTACACTATAAGATACTCAAGCGAGACAAAAGGTATAAAAGCTAATTGGATTATTGAGGAAGTAGAGACTAGCGATATATACGAGATATTAGGTTTCGTTATAGACCCTAGAAAAGAGTTCATTGAAGTTTTTGTAAAGCAAGATTTACCAACAGCTTCACCAGTATAGTTATGGCTAAAAATACAACAATACGAGTACGAGGTGTTGAAGATGTAAAGCGTGGTTTAAAAAGACTAGGTTTAACAGCTAGACAATCTCGTACAGCTATAAATAAAGCGTTGAGACCTGCCGCCAATATGTTAGCTAGAGGTATTCAAAAGGCTTATAAAAAAGAATTTAACACCTATAGTGGTTTGGATTCTAATAAGGTTTTTAAGAGTGGTAGAACACCTACTTGGAAAACTATAGGTGTAATTACTGCTAGAAATTCAAAAGAGCCAGGGCTATTTGTTGGTCCTATTGTTCGTAAAACCACACCTATAAGAGTTAAAGGAAAAGATAGTAGAAACTTACCTGCAATGCAAATTAAAGGTAACGCTATACAAGATGCTAGACCTGATGTATTTAAGCAGACAGCTAAAAAAATGGAGTCAAAAATCTATTTACAAGCTGAACAAGACTTAGATAGGTTATTAGATAAAATGATTAAACAAGCAGGATTTTAGATGTTTGCAGTAATAGGAAAAGAAATAGTCACAAAGTTACAAGCCACATCGGCTTTCACTACAGCTAATGGTAGTAACAAGGTTTTCCCTGTTATAATACCTCAAGGTGTATCTTACCCTTGCTCTACGTTTGAAATAACTAACGTATCAAACTTTTTATCTAAAGGTGGATCGCTTAACTCGTGTGATGTATCAATTCGCATCGCTTGTTTCGCAGACACTTATAACACAACATATAATCAAGCCAAGGCAGCTGTAGAAGCCTTAGACTTGTACGAGGTGACTTATACTGAAGATAGTGTAAGCTACACAGCGAAATTCAGATTTCTTGATTTAGACGATGACTATTTTAAGACTCCTGAGAAATTCTACAAAAACGTAAATTTTAACTGTCTAATAATTAAAAATTAAATAAAAATGGCAATTCAAAACGCAACAGACGTAGTTTTAAAAATAACTACAGCCGATGGTTTAGAAGCAGTAGCTCACTCTACATCAGCATCTCTTTCTGTAAATATGGATCTTCGTGATTCTACAACAAAATCTTCATCTGGGTGGCAAGAAAACTTAGGTGGACTTAAATCTTGGGAAATGAGTGGAGACGCTTTTGTTGATATAGCATCACCAACAGGTGCAGACATAGAATCATTGTTTACAGCTTTTGAAGCAAGAACAGCAATACAATGTACATTTGGTCTTTCAGGTATGCTTTATGATGGAACTGCTCTTATCACTTCAATCTCAATAGATGCAGGTGTAGAAGAAAACGCAACTTATTCAATCTCTTTAACAGGTACTGGAGACTTAGCTCAAAACGCATAGTATTAACTTTTAAATCCATATATTATGGCAATTAAAAACGCTTCGGATTTATTGGTTTATGCTAAAACGACTAGCCCTGCTAAACAAGTTACTAGGATTAGGGTATTAACTACTGACCCTATTACATTAGCTGATGGTGAAACTCAAGGTAGGTTAGATGTTAATAATATCACTAATGATAGTGGTGTTGTAACTGATAGTATTACAACAGGTCAGGCTGCCAATACAGGCACTTCTGTAATGGCTCAAATAACTAATCTATTAACTAGCGCAACGTATGACTATGTTGATATTAGTGGCTCAAATCAAACAGATGGTGATTATATTTATAGAGATTTTCAAAATGGTGCTGTTGGATTAGTACCAACTTTAGGAATTGTAACAGGTACAACAAGCCCTATAGCTACTCTTAACGATAATGCTATTATAATTGAAATAGTGACACCTGGCTCATCAGCAATATTTGACCCTGTAGCTTTTAGTACATCAGCTTCGTTTAGCACTAATATGGATTTAAGAGATATAACCAACAAGGATTCAGGCGGATGGTCTGAGTCTTTGGGTGGTTTAAGGTCTTTTGAGGTATCTACTGATATATTACAATCAATTAATCCTGATGTACCTTTAGATGGTACTGATTTCTTCGATAAACTTAAAGAAAGAAGTTTAGTCGATTTAAGTTTCTCTGATAAAATTAGAAACATTATTCGCACTAACCTTACTCAAAGTGGTGTTGATGGGTTTTTGTTATCTTCTTTAACACAAACTAACTTACAAACTGATCCCTTTAGCGGAAGTACAGCTAGTAAATTAGCAACGGCAGCATCTACTAATAACAGATTTTTAGGTTATACAATAGATGCTAGTAGAGTAGAAAATAAAAAAGTTAATTGGTCTTTTTATGTTAAAGGTAGTGGTAGCACAACTCAAGCTAGTTTCGCTTTAAGTAATTCTGGTATAGTAGGAGCTTCATCAGTAACAAAGATAGAGGGTCAAGGTACTATTGCTTTTGTAACAAGTTCATACTATAAAATAACAGGATTAAGCACATCAGCTTGGACTAGAATATCTTTTCAAACAGATACAATAAGTTTGTCAGGTAGTTCAACTTTATCTTTTTACGTCTATCCTGGCTTATACTCAGCACAAGATTCAGATGAGATATTTACCTCATCTTGGCAAATTGAATTAGCACCTGAAGCAACAAATTATCAAGACCCTACCGATATTACTCATTGGCAAGGTAACGCACTTGTATCATCGGTAAGCTTTGATGCAGGAGTCGAAGATAATTTAACTTGTTCGGCTACATTTACTGGAACTGGTAACATTTATCCAAATGGACTTGGTTCTGAGTTGATTGGTGATACATCTTTTGATGATCCTAGTTATTGGATTATAAGTAATTCAGGAACAGGAGCAGCTAGTGTTGTTGAAAATGGTTATGGTAAAATTATTACATCAAGTGGATTAACAACAATAAGTAAGAATTTAAGTTTAACACCTGGAGATTTTTACTTATTAACTTATACTGTACACACAAGTACGGAAGGTAGTTTATCTGTTCACGATGGATGGGAAACTGACCCTGAGATAGATATGCAAATACCATCAACAGTTGGTACTCATTCAGTATTATTAAAAACAGGTGATGCTAGTTTAATAATTAAAAGAACTACAGGAGCAACTACAATTTGGCTAAGTTCAATATCACTAAAGAAAGTTTTGTAAATCAATTAATTAATTAAATATGAAAAAGGTAGAAATAGGTGGTCAGAAACGACCAATTAGATTTAGTTATTTAGCTTTAAAAGACATCTGTAACGATTGTAACTTAAAGTTAAATCAAATGGATCAACTAGGAACAGAGATAGACCACATTGGTATTATCGCTTACTATGGTCTAAAATATGGTGCTAAGAAAAACGGAGAAGAGTTTAAGTACAAAGTTCGAGATATTGAACAATGGATAGACAATGAAGATTTTGATAAGATAAATGAAATCTTTGAAGCGTTCCAATTAGACCAACCTCAGAAAAAGGGAAAGTAGAAGGGGAAAGGGATTATGAGGAAGAAGAAATAGAATTTGATTGGGATAGGCTTGAAGAAATAGGTTTAGGAATGATGGGGTTAAGTGATGAAGATTTATATGATTTAACCCCACGTTCTTTTAATAATAAACTTATAGGATTTAATAAGAAGAATGAACAGCTTTCTCAAAACCATTGGGAACAAACTAGGTTAATTGTTCACGGAACTATTGCACCTCACTCTAAGCACAAGGTCAAACCTCAAGAATTAATGCCTTTCCCTTGGGATAGTAAAAATAAAGTTAAAAAAGATGTTGCTAGTAAAGAGCATATCGAAGAGGTTTTAAAGAAATACAAATTAATAGAACCTAAAAAAGTTAAGATATAAAATGGGTGGAGTTAAAACTATATCGATAATTGTAGCAGCTAATATCAAAGGCTTAGAGTCAGGCCTTGGTAAAGCAAATAAAGGTTTAGCTAAATTTGCTTCAGGAGCAGCTCGTATGGGTTCTATGCTATCTTTTGGTGTTACAGCACCTTTAGTAGCTATGGGTAAACAAGCCTTTGACACATTCTCTCAGTTTGAGAACGCTATGATGAAGGTTAATACTGTTACTGGAGCAAGTGTTGAAGAGTTTAAAATGCTTACAGCAGAAGCAAAACGATTAGGTGCAACAACTCAATTTACAGCTTCACAAGTAGCCGATTTACAATTAGTTTTAGGTCGTAAAGGTTTTGATCCAACAGCTATTAAAGAAATGGAGGGGTCTATATTAGACCTTGCTTTAGCTACAGGAGAAGATTTATCTCTTGCAGCAGAAACTGTATCAGCTTCAATAAATGCTTTTGGATTAGATTCAAAAGATGCTTCAAATGTAGCTAATACTCTAGCTTCAGCAGCCGCAAACTCATCAATGCAACTTAGCACATTTAGTACAGCTTTTGGTCACGCAGGAGCTTCGGCTAAAGCAGTAGGTGTAGATATAGAAGAGTTATCTGCTATGATGGGTGTCTTAATGGATAACGGTATTAAGGCAAGTAAAGCAGGTACAGGACTTCGTAAAGCCTTTATGGAGTTAAATGAGCAAGGCAGACCTTTTGGTGAGACACTACAGCAATTGTCTGATGGTACAATGACTCTTAACCAAGCTCAAAAAATGGTTGGTAAGACAGGTGCTAACCAATTACTTATACTAGCTGAAAACAAAGAAAAGTTAGCTGAATTAACTAACGAGTATAAGACTAATACTGGTAGGTTAAAGGATATGGCTACTGCTATGGGTAGCACGACTCACGCTAGGATAAAGAAGATGCAATCTGCTATCGAGGGAATGAAACTAGAAATGGGAGCTTTACTTGCAGATGTTTTAACTCCTATTATAAATAAAATAACATCTTTAGCAAGTGCTTTTACAAACTTAGATGATAGAACTAAAAAAATAATATTAGTTGTTACAGGTATAGCAGCAGCTATTGGACCGATGTTGATGGTGGTAAGTATGGCAACAGCAGCTTATGGTGGTTTAGCAATAGCTATAGGGGCGTTAACAAGCCCTATAGGTTTAGCGGTAGCTGCTTTGGTGGCGATACCAATAGCTATTAAATTTGTATTAGATAATTGGGAAGCTTTCGTTGAAAGATTTGAGGATATTGGTTGGTGGAAAAACGCCTTAATTGATATGCTTCTTTTCTTTATAAAAATAAATCCATTTAATCAAATTATAGTAGGATTTAATGTTGTTTTAAAATTTCTTAAAAAAAATCAAATACCCAATCCTTTTGATAATTTAAGTAAAGGACTTAAAGAACTCAAAGTTCCTACTAAACAATATAATCACGAATTTGGTAGTCTAATAGATTCCATTAAAGATGGAATGAAGAATTTAGGTATAGAGTTGCCTGATATTTTTTCAAGTGGTGGTGGTAAAGAAGTTGTTAAAAACTTTGACGATATTAACGATGCAATACAGACAGGATTTGGAGTGAACCTAGGATATGATGGTTCGTTTATTATGTCTGAAGAAAGTATAACTTCATTTGGTGAAAAACTAAACGCAGGGGTTAATAAATGGGGGAATAAAATAGGTGAGTTTTTTGATAAGTGGGGAGATGGTATTAATATAGTTGGAGATATATTTGGTCAAATGATGACTAATAAAACTATAGAATTAGATAATTACCACGCAAAAGAATTGGCGGGTATACAAAACTCTGCTATGACTGAAGAACAAAAGGCGCAAGCTATAGAGAAATTAGAAGAACAAACTGCCCAAAAAAGAGCTAAAATACAACGTAAACAAGCAATAGCAGATAAATTAGCTGCAATAGTTTCTGCAACAATTAATGGCGCACAAGCCATAACAAAAGTAGCAGGTCAAACTGGTATTGGTGCTTTTGCAGCAGCACCATTAGTGTCAGCTTTAGTAGCAGCCCAAATAGCAACTATAGCAGCACAACCAATTCCTAAGTTTGCAAATGGTGGTATTGTAAGTGGACCAACAGTTGGTATGATGGGTGAATATGCAGGAGCAAGAACTAATCCTGAAGTAATAGCACCTTTAGATAAATTAGAGTCTATAATAGGTGGTCAAAATATAAATGTTACAGTAAGTGGCGTTTTATCATCAGAGGGAATACAGATTGCTGCTATACAAGGACAACAAGCAGCAAGTCAAAAAGGTGCAAGTTTAATTGGTGGTGATTTTGCTGCTAAACCATTTTAATAAAAAAATATGGCTTTAAGATTTCATTCGGAGTTTAGAAATATCCGTAGAGAATTATTTAAAGTAGAAATATACGATTCTAGTTTTTCAGGATCGTCTACTGAATTTGTTTTAAGAGGTAGTGGTTTTGATTTATCTTATAATGGAGGTGAAGAAACTTATCAGTTAATAAAAAGTTCTACTTTATCTTTTGTGATGAATATAAACAATTCAACACTAAAAGCCCTTCCTTCTGACATTGCTTCTAGTACAGACATTTCTAGGTTTGCTGTAAAACTATATCGAGACGATACATATACATCAGGAAATAATTATACACCTAGTGGTAGTAATTATGTTTTATTTTGGGCAGGTTGTATAAATAAAAGGATTATGTCTATTCAAGATGCAGATTATCCTTATGATTTTAGAGTTTCTGCTGTAGATGGAATAGAATTGCTTAAAAACTATACATATAATAATGTAAGTGATAGTTATATTTTTGAAGATAGGTTAAGTGTTGTAGGCTTTTTAACAAAAATTATAGATAAGTTAGATTTTGGCAGCAATTTTTCTGCAACTGACATTGTGTTAGCTACTAGAATTAATTGGTTTGAAACAAATCATTCTTTGACTGATTCTGTGGCAGCTACAACCTATATGTATGAAAGTGTGTTTAATGCTGTTGATGAAGATGGTAACACAGAATTGTCTACATATTACGATGTACTAAAACATATTTGTGACTTATTTCAATGTAGATTTATGTTATATGAGGGTAAGTTTTGGTACACTCAATTTAGTAGACTAAAAGAATCTTCTAACTCTTACTTTTTATATAAATTAAATGGAACTTCTGCCTCAACTACTAGCAAATCAATAAATGAAATTAAAGGTGAATTAGGTGGTGTTTATGACACAGGAGGGACTGTTGCAACTTCATCTCCAGGATTTTATTTAAGAGAAAAAACTTTTGGTCAAAGATTAAATAATGTAAAAATAGTTTGGAACGCACTTGCTGATGGTAGTCAAAACATATATCCGTTAACATATTTTCCCGTTTGGCAATTTCCCAACGCAGGTTGGATTCCTTACGGACAAAATTCTGTTGGTCCTAACTTATCAGGTTACTTAGAAGATGGTGATGAAATCACTTTTAAGATTCAGATAAAGTTTTCTATTAGAGTTGCTAGAGACCAATCTACAGCATCAACACCTTTAGGAAGCAATGCTTTTTATGGTAAAATTGTCCTTCCGTTTTGGTTTTTAGCTAAAGACAATAACAGTGTTGCTACAGCTAATAGATGGTGGAGGGCTACTGGTAATGGTAGTCCAACAGGTGAAGTATTACCTATTCCTGAAGATGAAGGAGCTACTTATAATGGGTCTTGGTTATACGATTCAAACTCTTATAATACTGCTACTAAATTTAAAACAGGATTAATATATATGCCTTCTACTTCCTCAATAGGAACAGAAGAAGTATTTGATTTTGATGTAACAATTTCAACAGCAATTGTTAATGTTCCTGAAGTTGTAGGTATGTTTTTTTACAATGATTATTCAGGTGGTTGGGACTCTGCTTTAGGTGATGGAGATTGGTTTGCTGTAGAAGATTCTAGTGGAAACTTATCAAGTGCTGATAATTGGGCAGGATATACAATAGAACCTATATTTGACTCTATTAATGTAGCACCTTATCAAGATGGTGAGCCATTTTTAGGTACAACTGTTGATTCTTATGTTACACAAGGTTCAAGTGATTCAAATAACCCTGAAGAATTAACTATAAATACAATAAAGTATGGCGATGGTCCGAGTTCTCTTGGTCTTAGAACTCTTTGGACTCTTAGTGGCTCTAACTTAGTTCAATCTAATTTATGGCAAATAAATAATACTGGTACAACTTATAAAATACATAAGTTAATTACAGATGAGATATTAAAGTACAATTACTTTTCAGGTGAAAGGTTAAATGCTACAATTTATCAATCACCTAATTTATACGCATCACAAAGACTAAATATATCTGAGGGTTTTGATAGAGATTATGTAGATGAAGATGGAACTACCATAGAAGAAGAATTATATTGTTTTTCAAGTTTATCTTACAACCCTAATTTAGCTAGTTGGAAGTTTAAAGGTAAAAAAATATCAATACCTGCTCCAACTATTGTAACTACTACACCTACAGAAACAGAACAAATTACTTTAGGTGGTAAACCAATGAGTTCTATTGGGTCATCATTAAATAGTTTTCAAGACGAGGATGAAACTTGTAAATTAAACCAATTATTATCTCCCTCAGACACAGGGACTACGAGTTTAACTGTAACTGCTTTATCTAGTGATTTAGATACAAGCTCAGTTTTATTAATTCAATCTTCTTCACCTAATAGAGAGTGGGAAAAAATAACTTTATCTTCGGGAGCTACAAAGAACGATACTTCTATAAGTATTAATTCATTTACCCCTACATATACTTACGATACAAGTTCAAGAATATTAGTAAGTAGAACAACATTAGTATCTTCAGGTGGTGGGGGTAGCACGAGTCCAGGAGGCTCTGACACACAAGTTCAATTTAATGATGGTGGTTCTTTTGGTGGTGATAGTGCATTAACTTATAACAAATCTACCGATACATTAACAACTACAAATATAGTAGCACAAGATTTAGATATAACAGGCTCTTCTAATGCTTTAACTATAAATTCTACTACAGGTAATGTAGCTATTAATGCTTCTAGTACTGATGCTGATTGTATTATTAGAGTAGCAGATAACTCAACAGCAGGAACTAATATTATTGGTTTTGTAGCTACTGGAGATGATTCTATAATAAGAAATGATGAGGGTAATTTTAAAGTTAATGTAGCTAATAACGCTACTACTGCTTTAGATTTAGATCAATCAGGTAATTTAAACATTATTGGTTATTATCAAGGTAGTAATGTTGGTTATAGAACTCATTGGAGTACTACTAATTCTCTTTTATACTATTATTTGAATCCTTCAGACTTTAATCTATCATCTAATTCAGGTGTAAATATATACTCAAGAGATAAAGGTGGAAGCGTTGTATCAAGTGCTTATGATAGTAGGTCAGATGATACTATGGCTTTTGTAAATTTACCTGTAGGTTATAAAATAAAAGATTTAATAGTATATAGTAATGTTAATATAACATTTGTATTAGAATATGGTAGTTACAATAATGATACTGTTACTAGCATAGAATCAGGAGGAACAACAAATTCTACCTTAACTCTTTCTAGTGCAGAAACTATAGACGAGAGAAGATATTACATTATAAGGGTAGAATATACTGCTACAACTGATGAAATTTGGGGTGGTAGAATTTCACTAGAAAAAGTGTAAAAAGGGAGGTTGATTGTAGTTTGTTTTTTAGCTACCTTTTCGATAGACTACTTTCACTCCCTTTATTTTAAATTAAATATGAAAAAATTAACATACATATTATTATTATGGATAACAACGATAAATGTTGTAAATGCACAACTTCTAAAGTTTTCTACTTTTTATGCAAGTTTTTCAACCTCTGCTCCGTTTGCAGAGAATCAAGCGTTTCTTGTAAATGGTGTTGCGGGGTCGGGTCAACTTGTGGAAACGACTCAAATAAGCCAACCAAACCGAAACATAAGCGTAGGGCTAAGAAAAATAGCAAGGTTTGATTACCAAGTAAAACAAGGCCAATTCTATACAGGTAATGAAAATGAGGTAAGCGATTTTGCTACTATAAGTAATGCTCCTGGGATAGAATATTTATTAGAATACTCTTCTGTAAGAAACAGAGGGGTAGTATTTGAACAACACGAATACAAGGTAAGGTACATCTCTAATAACTTCACTATGAAAGGTGCTTTTGTTAATGATGGATTAATTGACCTTAAATATACTTTGGGCGAGGTTAGGTTACGAAAAAGCTTAGGGGGTTTAGACCTTACAGCAGGGGTAGCTCATCGTTCCCACCCTGTGTATGGATATTCTCCTATACAGGCTTGGTTTGCGATACCTGAGAATAAACATTGGTGGCAATTAGCTAATGAGTTTGGGTATTCTGATGATAATAATCATAATTGGTATTACGAGGGTGAAGTAATAGCACAGTCTGACCCTGAGTTTTACAACTATCATTTTGGTAAAGCAGTAAACTCTTACAATAGACAAGAGCTAAACGCTTTAGGATTACAACAAGAATTATCTTGTGTTATAGGGGCAGACTATTATTACTATCAAGATAGATTATGGTTGCACAGTTGGGCCTCTATTTACCCTTTACATAAAGGTTTAAGTAATTACTCTTATGAATATCCAGGAAATAAAACAGAATATGATTTAGGTTTAATTTTTGGATATAAATTTAATAGACATTTTAGTATATTTGTAGAAGGTAGAAAGCTTAAATATTGGGATATAGAATCTTACGAAATGAGAACAGGTATAAATTATATAATTTTTTAAAAACAAAAATGAAAGAGTTAAACGAAGATACTACGCTTAAACTAAGCATAAAAACTCTAGCAGGTATAGGGGTCTTAATATTTACTTTAGTTGGAATGTGGTTTACACTTCAAGCTGATATATCAGAGGCTAAAGAATTACCCCTTCCTCCCGACCCTGAAGTAACCCGTATGGAATTTGATATGAAGGACCAACTTATACGTCAAACAATTATGTCTACTCAAGAAGATGTAACAGAAATTAAAGACGATATAAAGATGATTAAACAAAAGTTATATGATGAATAAGCTAATATTTATATTACTACTACCTTTAACTACATTTGCTCAAGATTTTATTAATTCTTCTGAGTTTAACTCTAAGACAGCTAAAGGTATTTCAGTAGTAGAGTTTTGGGCTGAATGGAATAAATCTAACGAAGTTGATTTCTTAGCTAATCTTAAAGATTGTAATAGTTACAAACTATGTATTGTTAAAAACTCCGCAACTCAAAAAGAATATAATGTCTCTGCTATTCCAACTATTATTATATTTGACAATGGTATAGAACAAAAGCGATTTATTCCTAATATAATGATGCAACTTAGTGCAACTAAAAAAGATGTTCAATCAGTAATAAACGAGATTACGTTTAATAAATTTCAATAGTAATGGATAAAAAAGATTTAACAATTAAAAATATACTACTTTGTATATTAGTAATATTTGTACTTATAATAGGTATTACTAAAGTAAATGCACAACAACAACCAGTATTTATAGAGTGTACAGCAGGAGATTACCCTGATGAGATTACTTGGGAAATAATGGATTGTGATGGCGATATAATTACATCGGGTGGATCACCATTTCTAGGAGCTGCTATATTACCTCCACACTACATTATATTTATGGAAGATTCCTATGGAGATGGATGGAATGGAGCTTACCTTAGTATAAATTTAGTTGAGTATGGTTTTTTATCTAATGTAGATTGGATAGACTCTATAGGTACTTGGCCACAAGAATACACTTCTCAATATGTAGATGTAGGTTGCGTAGATTTATCTGTTAACGAAATAGATAATAAACCATTTTTACCTACAAAATATTTTGATTTATTAGGTCGAGAAGTAAAACCAATACAAGGGTTTTATTTAGCTACTGATGGAGTATTAACTAGAAAGGTTTATATAAATGAGGCTAAGTAAGAACTTTGTGTTATCAGAGATTACTCGAAGTAACACAGCTAAAAGATTAGGAATTAATAATGAGCCTACAAAAGCCAACTTGGAAAATTTACAAAGGATTATTACAAATCTTTTACAGCCTATGCGTAACTCTCTTGGTCCTATTAGGATTAGTAGTGGTTATCGTTCCAAAGAGCTTAATCGTGCTATTGGTGGAAGCACTCGTAGCCAACATTGTAAAGGCGAAGCACTTGATATACAATTTTGGAGAGATGGTCAAATGTGTAATAAAGAAGTTTACGACTGGGTTATAGATAATGCTGTCGAGTTTGACCAAATGATAAATGAGTTTGACTTTGCTTGGATTCACATATCTCTTAAAAAATCTAAAAACAGAAGAGAAATTTTAGAAGCTTATAAAGATGATGATGGAGACACTCAATATAGATACGCACCTGATATAATAGCACTATGATAAAAAATATTATAAAAAGTTTAGTAGGACAAGCTTCTACTATAATAGACGATGTAGTAACAACTGATGAAGAACGCTTAAAACTTAAAAATGAGTTTGAGAAAGTTATACAAGACCACGAAAAGGATATGTTTGCTCTTGAGGTTAAGGATAGAGATAGTGCTAGAACAATGTTTATGGACGATAGTTTTATACAAAAGATATTGGCTATCATATTTACTTGTGCTTATTTTCTTATATCTTATTTTATGTTTAAGTGCTTTGTAATGAACACACTTGAACTTTCAGATTACGAGATAGGTTTTATTAGTACAGTTTTTGGTGCTATGTCAAGTAAAGTAAACACCATTATTGATTTCTTCTTTGGTGGCTCATCAAAATCTAAATAGTGCCTTGGCTTCCTAAAGGCAGAGATAGACGTTCTAAGGCTGAGAAAAATAAGTCTTGGGGTGGTGACACCTCTTTTTATAGAAGTACCACCTGGAGAAAGCTAAGGCGTATAGTTTTAGATAAAAACCCTTTATGTGTTCATTGTTTAAAAGAAGATGAAGTAAAACCTGCTGATGTAGTAGACCATATTATTCCTTTAAAACAGGGCGGTACTAATGATGAAGAGAACCTACAAGGGCTTTGTCACCAATGTCACAATAGAAAAACTTATTATGAAAATAGACAACAATAGATATAGGAGTAAATATGAAGAGGATGTTTGTTCTAAACTAAGAAAAGCTAAAGTTAATTTTGATTATGAAACAATTAATCTTTATTATCAAATTACAGAACAACGAAAATATATACCTGATATTATATTACCAAACGGAATCGTTATTGAATTAAAAGGAAGGTTTACAGCAAAAGATAGGAAAAAAATGTTATTAGTTATAGCTCAACACCCTGAGTTAGATATACGAATGGTCTTTATGAGACCAAACAATAAATTAAATAAAAATAGTCGAACTACATATTCTCAATGGTGTGATAAGAATAATATAAAATGGGCTAATAAATATATACCGACAGAATGGATAAGAGAGACAAAAAAACACCCGAAGAGATAGCTGAAGAAATCTTTGGAAATTGGATAGTGGATTCTACTGAAGAAGAACAAGGAGAGGACGGCTAGTCCTCTTTTTCTTTTCCTAAATTTTCTATCTCCAAGTCAAGCATTTTTCTGTTGTGGTCGCCACTAGACTTAGTCATATTCCACTCGTACTTAAATGGCTTACTTTCCTCAAGCTCGATTAACTTCTGTAAATACACAGCTAAATCCATCGCCTCTTCTTGAGCGTGTTTAAGCCAATCTAACTTAGTTAAATCTTTTCGCTCCATCGTAGTTCCATATTTCTTTTTACCTACCTCAGAACGCTTTAAAATCTTAAAACAAACTTGTTCTTCTATGCTGCTCATAATCTCTTTGGTTAAAACTTTCCACTTACAGTTCCGTTAGGCTTCTTTATAATACCTCCGAATCCATTATTCTCCTTTACACGATCCATATACTCATCGCAACAAATCGCTTCAGGACTAACTACCTTATCATCAATTACCTTAATCGAATAACTTGATAACTCTTTAACTTCTTCGCACTTATTACATTTAAACTTTGCCATAACACTCGCTAAAGTACAAAAAAAAAGGATGCCTACAAATAGACACCCTTTCTAACCAAAAAAACTTACCAAATTATGCAAAAAAAATCGTAAGAACGGGTCAAATATATAAAACTTTTCCTTTATTATACTCTAAAAAAGTAATATACTTATAAACAAAATTTCTTCTACCAAAAGTGCTTGTCTCAGGCATAGTCCTCCATTTCCAGTCATTTATACTAATCTTGTTTAAATTAAATACTAATACTGAGTCGCAATTAAAAAAGTTTAAATACAATCCTTGAGAAGCTTTTTCATTTTTAGTTCTTCTTAATATCCTTTCGTACTTGTGCATTTCCAGTATTAATCCTTCAGGATATTTACTCTTAGCTTTATCTAAAGTAAAGTTTCTTTGTTTCATTTCACAATAGAACTTCCTATTATCCCATTCGTAGGTAAAATCCCAAAAATCATACTTTCCCTCGCAAGGGACACAATCAATTTTATACTTACTAGCGAATCGGTCTAACAAGTTTAGTTCATTTTCAGTCACTTTTATTTAATTTAGTTAATACATCTAACTCTTGCTTGAGTTCTATAACAGCATTAGCCATCTCCATTTCATTGGCATTGGCTAAAAGCTTTTCTCTTTTATAAGCCATCATTTGTGTATGTACCCAAGTAAATGCTAACGCACTTTCCTCGAACACCTTTAATCTAGGCTTTAACTTCTCAGCTTGTGGATGTCCCTTAAATTGTTTCATCATCTTAATCACCTCACTTTGATGTGCTATAAACTTATCGAGACTATTAATCTCGTCTAAATTCGGGTCGGCTTCTCGCAATAAATTAATTGCTTTTAGTGTAATTTGGTCAGGCATAATTCTAAAATATATCGTTAGTTGGTCTTTTGATTATCGTTTCTTGTATCGGGTCTATTAAAGTTCCATTCTCATTAAGGTATCTAAACCTACGCAAACTGTAAGAATAAAACAAACAGACAGGTGTAAGTTCAGGTGTAGGCACTCCGACTAACTTCTGAAACTTAATCTTCTGTGCGTGTATCTCAGTAACATTCCACTTCTCACTTTGTGGATTACGATGAAACACAAGAAAGTTGTCTGCCCTATTCCCAAACATAGCACCAAACTCTACATCACTCATATTCGGAGCAGGTCGAGTACCATCTTCGTTTCTTCTTCTGTTAGCTGCTGTTCCTGGATGGACTACTAAGTAAAACATTACATTGTGCCTTTTAATAAACCTTCTTACGTTACTTAAAGCATCATAATAGTAATCATATTTACTTACCTTTGGTGGTGCTTTTAAATCGTTTAGAGGGTCTATAGATATACCATCTATCTCAACTACTTGCAAATACTCTTCAAACGACTCTAACACCTCATCAACAGTCGGTGTCTCTTCAAATGTAAGTACAGTAAAATGCTCATAAGCCCACTCAATAGCTCTAAGGTAATTGTCTTGACTAATCCTATCGTTAAAATCTTTATCGGCTGTCTTACCACAATACATCTCAGCTATATCTATCATCAAGTCACCGATAGGTTCGTTCTCAGGACAATACATAAGCCACTTGTAATTATAAAGCTTAGATGCCATCATCATTAAGAAAAGTTGTGTGGTAGTTTTTCCGATATTAGCAAACCCAGTCATTATGGTTAGCTCACCTTTACGGAAAGTGTAGTGAGGGTCTAAAGGCTTAATACCTGTAGTGAAACCCTTTGTGTAACCATTAGAGTAAATTTCTTTACAATAATCAGTTACCTCTTGTTTAGAGGTTATTTTATAAAGAGCCATTCTAGTTCTTCATAGCATTTAATTGACCTCCTAAGTAATCAGAATCGGGCTTATCTTTTTTATTCCTTGAAATCCACCCTGAAGCTGCCATCTTCCAATCCTTCATAGGGTTCTTACCTACATTCCATCCTTGGGATTCGTAGTAGTAAAAGAACCTTTCAGCTTCCCTTTTGTTGCTACCTTTTTCTAGGAAGTATGTAATAACTTCTTGGGTGGACTCAGGAACATTTCTTCGACTATTAATAGGCTCTGTCAAACTAATCTTATTATTAGGTAAATCTAAACTAATATCGTTTTCATTCAATATCTTTAATATAGACTTGTGTACCCTGTTGTTAGGGTTTAACTTATTGCCATATTGAAACTCTATAAAACCAGTAAGAAACCATCTTCCATTACCTAGAACGCAAATTCTTGATTTGTTTAAGTTTACATTATCTAAGAATGATTCTACATTGATTTCGTGACCTATCAATAATTCGAACATTCTTTTATTCGGTTTGAATATACCTGCGTGATCACAGTTATCGCAAACGTAAATCCAAAATAATTTATCAGCTAGAGAAAGGTCTAAATACCAATCCTCATTCCACTTCATTGTTTCTGTAAATCTCTTTGCCATTTTCAATCTTCGTATTTTTTTTGGTTAAAAAAAAAGTAGAGGGGAGAAAGACCTAGACGACCATAACTTCAATGGAAAAACTCCCCTCGTACAAGAACAACCTAGTAATATTGCTTAAACTAGGATTTAAATATGTAGCACTCACGCAGCCCACTCTCGTTATTATAAAAGGTTCTCAGATTTGGTTTTTGCAGAATCGCACTCTGTAGCTGAGATTATAAGGGTTTAACAGTTAATCACCCACACCTTTATTAATTAAAATGGTAAATCGTCAGTAGCTTTGTGAAATCCATTAGCAGAAGTTGTCTCTGTTACAGGAGTAGCTGATTCAGTAATCTTCTCACTAACTACTTTCCACGCACCAAGGTCCGTGTACCATTTGTTATTAAATTCTCTTGCATTGATATTAAAAAATACCTCTACAATTTGACCAACTCTATTGTAAGTCATAAAGTTTGTTGTTTTCTCTTCACCAAATACTGTGAAGTAAACATCTTTAGGGTACTCACCTTCTGTGGTGATAACAAACCCTAACTTTTTCCATTCCTTTCCCGCCTTAGACGTTCCAGTTTCTAGTTTAGCGATTTTTGTAATCTCGCCTTTTAAAGATAAATCTCTCATCCTTTTCTTTGTTTAGTTAAAATTAAAATTGATCATAATATTGGTCTACGACCTTTAAAAAAAATTCTCTTGCTTGGGGAGTCTTGTTCATCTCATCAACACATAATCCTACAAGTGGACTCAACTCTTCGTGGTAATTTAAATGAAAGCGTATAGCAAACTCTTCTTCTTTTTCAGTCTCTACTACAGACACCACTATACTTTCGTTTGTTTCCTCCTGGATCGTCTCGTGACAAACATCTATTCTATCTATCTTCATAATAAATTGAGTCTAACATTTTTACTTTTTGTTTAATGTTTAAGTTAGATTTAATAACCTCTGATACTCTATAATTTTTTGAACTGTGCTTCTTGTAAGTTAAAACCCCTGATATAATTTTTTTAAGTTCATCAAATTTATAATCTTGTTCAGCTAATAATTCAAACACCTTAACAGAATGTATTACTGATGCGTGATCAGAGTTAGTTAAAGTGCCTATCTCCGCTAAACCTAAATTATTATCCTTGTGTAATAAATATCTTAAAGAGTGTCTAGCGTAGACCAAATCTCTTAACCTACTTTTCCCTAACACATCAGCATCTTTAACGCCCCAATATAGGCAAATTATAGGTAATGCCTCTTTAAGTTTTGTTTTACCATAATTTGTTGCTTCTTTTTTTCTCATAACTCTTCGTGTATAATTTTAGTTTTTGGTTGATTTAACATTTCTAGTAAGCTAACATACTCTTGCCTACCTTGGTCTATAAAATTCTCAGTACATCTAAATATACCTACTTGGTATGGCTCTTGAGTCTCTACTACAACAAACACAAATTCCTTTGCTCCGAATCCATCTAAGTAGAAAGCAGCTTGTCGGTGGTAATTGTACCTGTAAGCACTCTTTCTAAACTCACTTACTGGCTTAGAAGTAGTCTTTATATCTACTAACATATCACCTCCATCAACAAGTATATCGGCTTTACCTTTACACTTTCGCATCGTATTGAAGTCTATCCAACACTTCGGTACTTCCTTTTCAGAGTTATCTAAAATAGATTTAACTTCATCAATCCTAGACAACTTGTCTCGAAGATTTAAAGCTAAGTTATATTGGTCCATTCCAATTACAATACCTTTTCTTTCTTCCATCTTAATCTTCCAAGCTTTGTTTAATTTACTCGCCATCGATTTAGTTGGTTCGGGTCTATCTTCAGGATTAATTACAATAAACTTACGTTGAAATTCTTTAGGCTCTAATATAAGTGTGTGAACTAAATTACCAAACCTTAAAGCAGGTGAGTCTATTATACCTCCTTGCTTCATCATATCATAATATTCCCATCCTTTCTTTAGATAGCCTAATTGAGAGTTTGTAGTGTACTCCCAGTCTCCGTAGTATTCTTGGTCAGTCTTAAATGTTTTCATTTGTTATTCCTAAATAAGCTATGTAGCTTACAATTACAAGTATTACTATTAGTGGTGTGTACATAAGTTTTAATTTTTAAAGTTATCAATGTAATCTCCAATATTATTTGCGTCATACCCAAATAACCAAGAGATAAATAAAAATATAATGTGAAATATGAAAGCCATCCAAATCCACCAAGGGGCATTAGCTACTACTAATATCCAGGCGATACAAATCAATAACATCATAATCCTTTAGATTGTAAGTTTAACTCAATTCTCTCTCTTTGCTTATCAGTCATATTGTACTTAATAAGAGCTTGTTCTACTTGACTTGCTTTACCACTCTTAATAGCATCTAACATACTGGTCTCAATATCCTTAGTCATAGTTTGTCTAGTAGGTTTCTTATCTCTAATTCGTAACGCATCAACTACATCACCAAAAGCTTTAACACCTTTCTCTACATACAATGTAACTTGTGTACCAACCCAATCTTCAATCAATCCACTTCCTTGAACCTTCTCTATTGCTCTTGCATTAGTTCGGTTCAGTATCATTCCTTTGTCAAATTCTTTAAAGTAAACAACAAAGCAATCTTCTTTTCTACCTTGTTGTCCAGTAACCTTTTCTTGAGCTAACTTACTAACTGTAACTACAATCTCTTTCTTACCATCTAACGAATACGATCCAAGATACTCGTAATTAAATTGTTTCTTCCAATGTCCCTTCATTTTTTTCTTCTTTATTTACTTGATTAATTGTGTTTTCTTTTATTGCGTAAATTAAATCTGTAATAGCATCATAAACTATTTCTAAATTTTCGTCATCAATCAAATCAGTTTGTGACTTGATACTATTCTCGTAACTACGAGCTGTGTTAAGTAGCCTGTTAAACCACATCTTTGTTTGTTTCTTGTGCTTACCC